ATCGTTGCAACACAGTTCCAAACGGAGTTTGATCAGGAGAGGGTGCCAATTATTGAGCGTAATCTGCTTGATGCCCTGGATATTCTCAAGCCGGGACACCTTCTAATCTATGCCGGTAAGAACGGGAGGGAAATGATCGATAGCTTCAACCTTCCCGTACCTACTACTGTATTGAGGACGTCTTCCGAAGTTCGTAAAAAGGAAGCTAGAGTGAAGGAGACGGATCCTCATCTCCTTGAACTCCGCAAGCGTCGGAGAGGAAGAGAGACGAAGCGTGCCACAACGCCAGAGAAATAGTGTTCTACCGACATGTCCTAACTGTGGCAAGCCTGTCGTGAGTGGTAAGGCACGTTGGGCTGATTGCCCACCAACTGATGTCGTACCATACTCGCGTTCCGAACGCCGTATCGTGATAGGACATGTGTATTTTCACGATGATGGTACACTCTGTGACATGTCCATTTTCTCAATAAAGCAACTCCCGAAGCCTGTTTTCCTCCGTCTCGGGGATTCCAAGGTAGATCCAAGGACATGATTTATGGTATACCAGCATCGGAGGCAGGCCCATGGCAGACGCTTGTACTCATATAGCGTTGGGCTTCTGCAGATACGCAGACTTCAAGCCCGGCGACTTGGTTGAATTAACCGTATGGGGGTGGGAAGCGGGTCTTGGTGTTAATTATGCCTACACATTTGGAAAGGTCGTCAAGTTCGAGAATGGAATCTTGACGGTTCTCCGTGAGGGTATGAAGGAGCCTCAGAATTTTCATCCATGCTATTGGATAAAGTCCACGGAGAATGAGATTGAACAATTACGCAAGGAACAATATGCAGAGTTCTGGTTGGATCACTGCCCTGATGCTGCAGATGATCTGGCACTGAACGAGTAGAGGTATCATGGCAACCCAACGCCAGAGAATACAAAAGCAGGGTGAGACACGCAGACAGCGTCCCCAGGCCGGTAGACGCAGGCGTAAGCGTGTTCGCGGAAGAAAGCGATAGTGCGACATGTCTTTCGGAAATCTCGTGAAGAATCACGAGCCTGGGGATTTGGAATGCCCTGGTTGTGAAGAGCAGTTCGGGTATTGCAGCTGTGGAGGTGTGATACACTGTGAATATCAAGAGACCTTCAGGCGTGATCCACTGACAGGTGAGATGAAGCCTGGAGCCCTATTAGTATTGGAGTGTGATCGCTGTGACGAATGCGAAGTCGAGTGAGGTAAGCGATGCGCAGGACCGGGAAGCTCCGGAAGCGGTGGAGAAGATTCCTTTGCCGTATCCACCTCCACAGATGGGAGACAAGGATAATGGGCACCGGAATGCGGATGCGCCTGTTTCGGAAGTGCAAGGAATGCGGGGTGACGGATATCTGGTAGAAGGCAGGCCGGTGTCACCCGACGATGTTACACTACCTCCTCGTTTTGATCTCGCTCCAATCCCGCCGGAGAACAAGGATATCGCGAGACGTCCGCGGAAGTTTACTCACCAAGCCAAGCGTAAGATCCTCGTCGCGCTCAAAATGGGACACACTCCTGAGACCGCAGCAGACCACGGCGGAATCACGAAGAAGACCCTACTGGATTGGTGGGCCCGCGGTCAGATGGCTGGGCCAGACTCCGAAGGTATCGATCTCGAGCTATATGAATTCTCCGAATTGTGTAGACAGGCACGTGCTGGTGGAAAGATGGGGCTCGTCGCTATCTGTTGGCGGCATGCCCGAGAAGATGGAAGGGTGGCAATCCAACTTCTAGAGAAGCTCTTCCCGGAAGATTATGGAAAGCAGACGACACATAAAGTCACCGGGAAAGTAGAACACGAGCACACAGCCAAAAGGGTAGACTACTCTGGATTCACTGATGAGGAATTGGATCAAGCAGAGAGCCTCGCCTTGAAAGCCCAAAGAGAGCGGCTGAAAGAAGAGGCTATCGATGCAGAGATCATTGAATGACGATCCGACCCTCGAAGAGATAAAAGAGCTAGGACCTCTTCCAAAGAAACCCAGAGCCCGCAGAAAGCGGGAAATCACCGATACAAAAGTTGAGGCCTTTGATCGTATCCTAGATCTGGACTCCATACGTGCGGAAAAGTCTTCTCGCCATCTCATTACGTTTATCGAGAATGCTTGGCATGTCATAGAGCCGGAGAATCCGTTCGTCAGCAACTGGCATATAGGCTATATCTGCGAGGCTTTGGAAGCTCTCGCTGTAGGCCAGATCAAAGACCTATTGATCAACGTTCCTCCGCGGCATACCAAGTCCATGGTATCAACAGTCATGTTCCAACCGTGGGTCTGGACGAAGTGGCCACACCTCAGATGGATCTACTCTTCTTATTCCGCAACCCTTTCGCTCAAGCACTCCGGGTATGCAAAGAAGGTGATGCAGTCTAGGTGGTACAGAAGACACTTTGGGCACATGTACACGATCACCTCTGAGGCTATCAAGGAAATCGAAAACGACAAGATGGGATACCGCCTCACGACATCCGTTGGTGGTATGGCGACCGGTCGTGGTGGTGACATCATCGTAGTGGACGACCCACACAACGTTCGTGAAGCCCACTCGGAGATCAAAAGGGAGGGCGTACTCATTTGGTGGGATCAAGTAATGTCGACCCGTGCCGAGGGTGATCCTAGGAATCTTCGCCGGATGATCATTATGCAGCGTGTTCATGATCGTGATCTATCTGGACATGTGCTTGAACAAGGAGGATGGACGCATCTTTGTCTTCCAATGGAGTTCGTGAAGAAGAGTCGATGCATCGTCCCGGATCTCGGTTTGACTGATCCTCGTGAGAAGGATGGAGAGCTTCTCAATCCAAAGCGTTTCGATCAAGAGTGGGTCGATAAACAGAAAGGCGCGAACGTATCCGGCAAGAACCCCAAGCTCAATCGCAAGATGGATTCCTGGTCCTACGCAGGACAGTTCCAACAAGATCCCGTACCCCTTGAGGGTGGTATGGCGAAGAGAAAGTGGTTCGAGGATGCATTCTACAAAGACGATCCGATGGAGATCTATGAGAGAGCATACAAGATCTTCACGTCATGGGATATGAGCTTCAAGGATGAGGAAGAAGCCAGTACCGATACCTCTTATGTCGTCGGCACAGTGTGGGCACAGATTGGTTTGTATCTCTATCTCATTCATATGTTCCGTGCGCAAATTGGTTTCAACGACACGCTCAAGGCTTTCATCAAGGTCCACCAAGATTTCCCGAAGGCGCAAGAGAAGCTCGTAGAGGATCGCGCCAATGGTACCGCAATTATGGCGACGATGCGCAAGAAAGTCGCTGGTATCATCGCGGTCGACACAGGGAACGAACCGAAGACTGCTCGCTATGGCTCTGTTCTCTGGTTGATCGAAGCTGGTAATGTACGTCTTCCTGATCCAGAGATGTATTCTTGGGTCGAACTTGTTTTGGATGAAGCTTGTAGATTCCCGAAAGCATCTAGAGATGATATAGTTGACTCCATGACGCATGCACTGATACGCTATGCTGCATTCCAAATAGATCCTGATGCTTTCCCGACTGGTGTCGGCTTCGAGAATAGATTCCAACACGAGACTGGATGGTCTCCTGAAGATAGCTATACTACCCGAAAAGATGTCATGGGTAGTTGGGGGGTCCGCCGTAGGTAGAACAGGTTTGTATGAAACACAAGAGGAAAAGACCGAAAGCCCGCCGCGCCGGTTGCCTTATGTGTAAGCCTCACAAACTTACCGGAGAGAAGAAAGTGAAGGAGCTTCCCCAATCTGAACTCCCCCCACGTCACCGTTCCAAGAAGAAAACACGGAAATGGTGTAAAGGGAAAGTGGGAATTTCCCACGAGCCTGCGTGGGTTCCTAGCGAAAGCTATGGTTGGCTCTCCGTAATGCGCCCGAATTACGAATACGAACATCAGGTTTACAAATGCCGGAACTGTGGTAAGATCCTAGATTGGCGGACGCTTCACAAGGTCTGCGGAAAGGTCCACAACAGCTGGCATGGCTGCGAAGAAGGAAAAGAGACGTAAGGGGAGCAAAGTAAACCGTTCCCAAAATGGGAACGTTTGCACCCATAGTGGGCATAATGAGTACTACATTTGCTCACGTTGCGGACAGTGCTATCCTTGTTGCCATCAGATAATCATTCACCGCCAGGAGAAAGCCGGTGTGTCGTGCTGGTGGAAGTGTCGAGATGGCTTTGAGAAACCGGCCTACCTTGATCATGGGCAGTTCAAGCCTCTCTCTCACAAGCTCTCCTCGAAAGGGATACCATGGGAAAACTTCGTATAGGAATCGTTGGGTCCAGAAATTTCGGTGACCTCTCCCGAGTCTCGAGTCTCGTAGAAGCTCTGCATGAGGCCTACGGCGATGGGATTGTCATTGTCTCTGGTGGAGCCCGTGGTGTTGACAAGACTGCAGTCGACACCGCTAAACGCTTGAAAATAGAGTACAAAGAGCACCTACCCGATCCAAATGTCAAGCCATTTGTCAAGGCTGCGAATGATCGAAACACGAAGATCGTCGAGGATTCGGACAAGATTTACGCCTTCTGGTCCGTAAATAAAGAATCCACTGGCACCGTTGACACCATGTATAAAGCATTGATGGCTGGGAAGTTAGAGATTGTCTACACCCCGAAAGGCGTCCTCAGAAATACCTATAATCAGCAGAATCAGTAGCATAGGGGTTAACTCCATATTTTTTGCGTATTTCTGGAAATAGCATCTTGACAAACGTGGTAGTTTTCCTACATTCTACCGTGGGGAGAACACCACATGCCAAGCACTACTCCTATTTTGAAGTCGGCCAGGGAATACCTGGATCCTAAAGACTACGAGACCTACCTAGAAAAGCAATCCGAGTTCATGCGCGACCTCGGTACTGGCTACGATATGAGCCAGGTCGCCAAGCGAATACCTCGTGCTGCTCATTTCAGGGATGTTGGTGCTCCTGGTCTTAGAATCTATTCAGGGTTTCTCGAGGAGGAATTCCTTCCTGAACTCCGCGGGCATCTTGCTGCGCGTGTCTATCAAGAGATGCGTGACAATGATCCGACTGTCGGCGCGATGCTCTACGTTATGGAGCACCTTATTGGTAACGCGACCTTGAATGTGCTAACCGATGATACCTCTCCGCAGGGCGAGAAGGCGCGCATGCTGGTTGAAACCTCTATCAACGACATGATCCACCCATGGAACCATGTCTTCTCTGAGATCCTCACGTTTCTGCCGTTCGGTTATTCGTACATGGAGGTGACGCTGAAGCATCGTAGGGGTCACCACAGAGATCCGAATAAGGATTCTCAATACAACGATGGTTTGATCGGTTGGAGCAAGATGGCGCTCCGCGGCCAAGATACTACGTATCGGTGGCACATGGACGAGACCATGAATGTAGTTGCTCTTGAGCAACTGCCGCCACCGCATTTCATAAATACCCTGGTACCAAGGGAGAAAGCTCTTCACTTCACGATCCGTCCGTACAAGTCGAATCCTGAAGGGCGCTCCATCCTACGCAATGCATACAGACCTTGGTTCTTCATGAAAAGGATCGAAGAGATCGAAGCCATCGCCGTTGAGCGTGAACTCAATGGTATGCCTGTATTGCAGCCTCCTGAGGGATATAACCTATGGAACACGAAAGATCCAGTTGCTCAAACCCTGTTGACCCGCGCAGAGGAACTGGTGAGGAACATTCGACAGGATATGCATC